GTTCCATTTTTAGTTTCGCCACAATGGCGTCATTAGTTAGACGCTTGCTCGGTGAGATAATGTATGTTTCCCACAAGATGGTACGATAATCTTCATCTTCAATGACATTGATTGCATTTTCGCAAGCGTTCAAGTAGTACAGCTCGTCAGCGTGCGACACGAGCTTATCCTCGGCTTTGTTGCCATAGCTAGGTGACTTGGGCATGCCATCCATCACGGGACTTCTGAGCGCTATTTTGGTGCGTTGAGCGAGCCGCTTGTGATGCCAGTAGTTCCCCAAGACCTCTTTGGCGTTTTCAATTGTTTTGTCATGATCAATTGGGCTGAAATATCTCGTTGCTCGCACCACTGCGTCCACTCCTTATGATATAATAAATTTTGTAAAAGTTTGGGGGATAAGCGTGCCGTAATGGCACGCTTTTTGTTATGCTTCCGCTGAAGACAGTGTATTGCGTTTAATTCTTAAGAAACCAAACAGCGTGTTTCACTGCCTTCAGGCCCATCGCTAATCCGATGGGTTTTTGCTATACTGTGAGCGAAGGCCAACCACTTTTAGATTATTCCACTTGTTTACATCATAAGTATTACGGCCTTCGGCACGTCGCAAACGCGGCGTGTTTTTGGTATACTGCCTATGGAGGCCCACTTCTTTTAGAGTTGATTTCATTTGCTTACACTATGCATTATGGCCTCTAGCACGCCACCCATACGGCGTGCTTTTTTGGTGCTTTTAAATGTACTTTCAACATTTGTGTTTGCTATACTATTTATGGAGGCAGCCTCTATTGTGGCGAAATTCATTACTTACATCTCTTAGCTTAATCTGTCTCCAGCGCGTCCCTCATCAGACGCGCTTTTTTGTGCTACACTTTCCTTGGAGTGTCCCTATAAAAAATCTGATGCTATTGGGGCAATTTGTCTACACTCCAGAGCGTGCTTTCGTCCAGCACGCTTTTTGTTTACCCAAATGCGACATTCCATAGCAACCTTAAAATCCAGCAGCCAACAAGTACCAAGATTGCTGTCGTGAATGCACAGCCCACGAAACAGCCACCAAAAATTCCGACCTGTGCAATCATTTCTGGCTTTGATTGATGGTCATTAATCATTCACTTTCCTCTTTTCCAGTTAGCCCACATCCACATTGCAGCACCTGCGATGAGCAAGATAACGGCAATCATCATTTCTGCTTATTTACCCAATGAAGGAATGCCAGCAGAATTGCCGCAAGGACACCACATATGATGATCAAATTCATGTTCAGCGCTGATGGAGACGCGTTCCATATGTTGTTTATCATCTGTTTCATAGCTTTACTACCTCCCCTGTTTCCTCAACGCGCCAGACACCTAGCACCCATGCACGGGCAAAAGTATCAAAACTATCCTTAGCATCGCTGAACCAATCTTGCACGCTTTCCCATTTAGTACCATCTAGGCTCGCTGATGTACCCTCATCAAACGCCTGAAATAGGTCTCCATGATCATGCTTCCACATCTTTAGGTATTTTCCAATCAGTTCTGGAATCACCGGCAGATCATCTGGCAAGGCTGCATCATAGCGCTGCATGTATTCAGCTACCTGTTCACCACCGAAAATAATGTTTGGGGTATTGAAATTGCGTAATACATAATCGCCAAAATAAAGTAACACGTCCCGCTTCGTCTCACTGCTCATCGTTTTTCTCCCTTTTGATCCTCACGAACCCCGCAGCTTTCAGAATGCGAATGCGATCGGCGTCAGTGATGGTTCCTGGGTCTACGTGATCCATGGTGACTTTCCAAAGTACCGCGTCTGATGTAGGCTTGTACATCAGTTAAACTGAATCAGGGTTTATCCAATCGCCATTTTCAAGCTCAACGAATGTCATCGTCAGCCACCTCTTCTTTCTCGCAGTCTTGCAAGCCGTAATGCTCGATCTCTGCTTCGGTGAAAAGAAATAGGTTTTTGCTCATATTGGAATCAACGTCTTTCGCTGGAAATGGTCTCCAATTGTTGTGAAGTCCTCGCTTAGACTCAGGAGAATACTTCTGAAAATGCCAGCCTTCTGCGTATGGTACCTTGACGTTGTATTTCTTCTCCTTTTCCACGGTGTAGCCGTTGACAAATGCCTCCATCAGTAGTTTCTCATGGTCGGAATTGCCAGTAATATAATCTGCCGGAAATTTATTGTCGTGCGCATCTTCAACGATTTGGGCTTGCTCTTTGGTTAGAACTACCTTTTCAGGCTCCTCAATCAAAGTGACAACGTGGCCACCATGATCACGAACCACATTTTTGGTATATCTCTCGTCATCTGTTGCCGAGCAAGATGCGAAGTCTGATTCAAAGAAGCCATCTCGATCTGCAAAATTCCAGTATTTCCCTTCATCGTTCTTAACCGCGTACAGCTTTGCTTCGCTCATTTTTTTCCTCCTGTTTGACTGGCACCAGTTTGTAGTCCATGCCTTCGTACATGACGCCTACGACCTTGCCAGTCTTTTTGCTGATGTAGATGTCATCGAACGTTTCGTCTCCTGTTTTCATTGTCTGATCTCCTATTGTGCGCTTGTAGATTTAACGGCCTGATCAGAATAGTCTTTTATGCTTTGCGCATCGGTAATCGCCTGTGAGAGATCGTTGCTCTTCTGCTTGGCCGCCTCCAATTGTGATGTAAGGTCATTAATGGTCTGCTGCTTAGCGTCCACTTCTGCCTGCTTCTGGGCAACCGCTTGTTGTCCTTCAACAATCTTCTGCTGAATCTGGTAATCTTTACTTTCCATGTCGTTATTGTATTGCTGTTTGAGCGCTGAATATTGTGCCTGTGCATCAGATAGCTGATGTTGCAAGTCGGACAGGCTAGACTGTGAAGCATTGATCTTTGCTGTCAGCTTGTCGATGTTGGCTTTAGTTGCCACAATATTCTGGTGCCCTTGCCATACGTTGTCAGCAATCGTGGTCGCACCCGCTCCAAACATAAGACCTGCTAAAACCGTTACTGTTAATGTCAATTTTTTGTTCATGATTTTTTCTCCTTGATTTTAAAGCTGTTCTTCCGTGAATATCCCAGTGTGATAGTCATATCTAGCAATCGTGACCGGTATTTTGTACCTGATCATGAACAGCAACATTCGAAGTCTAGCATCGGTGGTCAAAGTCGCGTCTCCGCCTTTAACATCAACAACTTTTGTCAACTCATCACCGTCATAGAAGCAGTAGTCTGGTGTATATATGCGTGCTGGATAGCGTTTGCCATTGATCTTGAATGCCGACAAAATCTCGAAATGTTCCTGCATCGTGATCTTCTGTGGCTTGTTGCGTATCAGCATGTAGTAGGCGCCCTCTGCTTTGCTTGCGAATCGAATGCCATCGATCACAACCGGTTGCGCGTTGTATTTGCCTCTGCGTCTCTTGCGGATAACCATGGCTAACGACTCGCAATCTCTTCACGGCCGTTGTTACGGCTTGGCAACTTGATCTGGAATTCTTTAGCAACTGCCTGAATAAACGGCCGTGATTTTCCAACACGTTTTGCAACCTCTGTTAGTGTTTTGCTCTTGCTTGCCGCCTCAGCAACTTTCGCTGCATACTTCTTACGGTTAGCTTCCCCACGTTTGTTTACAGCCTTAATGCTGCTGATCAGTGCCACTGAAGGCATATCTCGATTATCAGCACCGGCTACCGCACGTTTCTCGACAATCGCTTTCTTTGATACAACGATCAGGTTATTGAACTCTTGTTTCTCGATTTTTGAGAATGCTTCGCTTTCAGAGATGTCTAGAATTGCTGCATTTTCGTAGCGCGTAATCAATTCAGCCTTGAAATCGCGCCACACTTTGTCTCCCTGTTTGTATAAACGTGCTGTTACTTGTGTCATGCTTTCTTCTCTCCTTGCTTATCAGGCCTCAGTTCGTCAAGGCTAACGCCTAGAGCATCCGCAATTCGGATCATCGTTGAAAATGACGGATCTTTGCTTTGACCGGTTTTGATTGAATAAATAGTTGTTGGATTTTTATACCCAGCAACTCTGGAAAGTTTCCTGATACTGTAGCCTTTTTTGTTCATAATTTTTTCGATGATGTACCACATATTGATTCTCCTTCGGGCTAATGTACGATATGTTGTTTTTATCAGTGCACTATCGTATGCTTAACATGTACGAGTGCTAGTACACCCGTAACTATCATGTTAGGAGGCAAATAATATGGCTAATAAAACAACCTCGAGAAAAGCCGCTTCTGCAGCTTCCGCTGTCTTGCGTGATCGTCGCACTAGCAAGACTTCTAAAACGGCCGCTGCCAGCGCATTAGCTCAACGTTCCAAGAAAAAGTAGTCACACAGTCATACTTTAATTACTCCTTTAGGGTCTAAGGTTTCCCTGAGGGAGATTTTATTTACTAACAACGAAAGGAAATTGAAAATCATGAAACTCAATCCAGACTGTTTACGTGATGTGCTTTTAGTTGTGGAAACCAATGCCTCTACCAGCCAATGGGTAGAAGCAAAAACACTTTTAGCTGATCCTAGAATGAGCTCTTATTCTTACGAAGAGATCGCTTACCATGTACGCCAAGCAAATTGGGCAGGACTTTTAGCTGAAGTTAACTGGTTTATGGACGAAGGGTTTCTAATCAAAGACTTGACGCCTAGTGGGCACCAGTTCTTGGCGGACATTCGTGAAGACACCAACTGGAATAAAGTGAAGTCTGTTTTGAAAAAAGTTGGTTCGTTTTCAATTTCTGCGATTACTCAGGCTGCTGCTGGCGTGGTTCAGGCTGATATACAGAAACATCTAGGCCTCTGACAGGAACTAACCACTTCATTTCAACCTCTACAGGGTCATTCGCCTCAGCTTTGAAGTGGATCTTTTCAACCTGTCCAACCTCAATGCCATTCACAAAAACTTTGCCGTTTTGAATTCGTAGGCTATTCATTTCGAGTCCTCTTTCTTTCCAAGTGCCTTTAACTGCTCCATCTGCTCGGCTAGTTTAGCTCTGTCTTCCTCAGATACTTTTTTATGCTTGGGCTTGTAACCATCCTGCGCCCAGACTGGTAGTTCCTCATTCCGAACTGGCTTGCCGTAACGGCGCTGAGGCTGATTCGTTTTGCGTTCACTATCGTTTGCTTCGACAGCAGCAGCCGTGAGAAGACGCTTGCTCTCCCAGTTTTTCAAGATGCCGTTGACGTACTTGTAGTTTCTAACATTGCTTTCAACTGCAGTCCTTAGCGCCTTTAGAACTAGCTTCTCAGGTTCAGGTGATCCTGCTTTTCGCATGTCATCAACCCAATCAACAAGGCTTTCTCTGGTGAACGGTGATAGTTGTCCAAACCCATTGCCTTCCCAGAAATTGCAAATATCAAGAATTGATGATGACGACGATGACGGTTCTTCAGTAGGCCTCTCTGCTGCCTTTACTGGAGCAGTAGTCTGTTGTCGTTTAGTTTTGTCTAGTTTAGTCTCGTCTTGTTTAGTGTATGTGCTACTGTGTTGCCTACTAGGTTGTAAACTACCTTGTAAACTG